GACAATTAACGTGCCATCACTTGTTACATCAGCAGGCGGCGGTACAGGCGTAGCACCTGTTGTAACAGTCGAGGCTGAGGCAGGCGCAGTACAAAATACAGGTATGGAAACTGCTTACCTATCAGGAACTGTAAATAAGTATTCAGGTATGAACACAATTAGCATCGAACTGCTAGAACGTTCAGACCCTAATTTCTATGCTGAACTAACTAACCAGCTACAAAATGCTTACCTAAAGACACTAGATACAACAGTATTAGCTGCGATGGTTACAGCAGGTACTGTTGCAACTACTGCACAAGCTGCTACATCTGCAGGCATTATTGGTTACGCATCAGAAGCTGCTCGCCTTGTATATGAGGCAACTGGTTACTATGCACAGAATTACGTGGCCAATGGTTCCCAATGGCAGCTATTAATGGGCGCATCAGATACCACCGGGCGACCAATTTATTCAGCATCTCAGCCAATGAACGCAGGCGGTCTAACACAGCCTGGCTCAATTCGCGGTAACGTACTTGGCCTTGATCTATATGTTGATAAGAACTTTGCAGCAACAACAACTGTTGATGACTCAGCAATTATCCTTGCGCCAGAAGCATTTACTGTTTACCAGTCACCACAGGCATATATGTCTGTAAATGTTGTAAGCAACCTACAGGTACAGGTAGCGATCTACGGCTACATGGCAACAATCGCCAAGATGCCTAAAGGAATTATCCGTTACAACTTCACCTAAGAAATAACCCTAATAGTCGGTGGGCGATTAGCCCTTTCGCCCACCGACCCCTATCTAAGTAAGGAGTTCCGATAATGCCAGCTACGTATGTAACTGTTGCCGAGCTACGCACAAATCTCGGAATTGGAAGTCTTTACAGCGATAGTACGGTCGAGGAGTGCTGCCAAGCTGCACAGGATCAAATCAACAGTTTCCTTTGGTTTGATTCTGCGCCGGTCGTGGGGACTGCATTGGTAAGCAACGTTGCCACCGTAATGTTGGCCAACCCCGGTTTATTCACCGTTGGAGAATCGGTGACTATTGCCGGGGCTGGCTCTACATTTAACGGCACTTACACAATTACTGCCACGTTGCCATTTAGCACAGGCACTACAAATTTATTGCCAGCATTTAATATGCAGTTAAATTATTACCAGCAACCACAGGGTTATAGTTTTATTCAGTTCGCTAAGACTGCAGCCGATCAGAATTTTAGGCGCGTAGTCCCATCTGGCTCAGCTCTAGGTGCAGATACAAAAACTGCCACTTACGTCAATACGGCAAGCGTTCGCCAAGCTGCGATGATCTTGGCCGTTGATATTTGGCAGGCTCGCCAGGTATCCCAGACTGGCGGCGTAGGACTCGATGGCTTTAGCCCTAGCCCTTACCGCATGGGCAACAGCATGATAGGCAAAATAAGAGGCTTACTAGCCCCGTACATCTCACCGAATAGCATGGTGGGATAAATGCCTACGGCGGCTATTACAACCCTGCGTAGCACCATCGCAACGGCTTTAACCAATAACGGCGTATGGTCGGTTTTTGCATATCCACCTGCAACCATCTTGGCTAACAGCTGCGTAGTAATCCCAGCAGACCCATATCTAACGCCAAGTAATAACAGTCAAATTACAGTTTCACCGCTGGCTAATTTTAAAATTTTACTAACCGTTCCCATGTTCGATAATCAGGGCAACCTGCAGGGCATTGAGGATTTTATAGTTGCAGCTTTTACTAAATTAGCTGCATCTAATCTTGTATTTAATATGTCTAGTGTTAGCGCACCCGGCGTATTAAATGCTGAAAGCGGCGATCTATTGACAGCCGAATTTAATATATCCGTACTAACGAACTGGAGTTAAATCATGGCATGGAGTGACGAGGATCTGTCCTTCTTTAGAAGGGCTGGCCAAGAAGTACCAAAACAAAATGAAGAAGCAAAACAAGAAAAACCAACCAAAGAGAAGGCAGAGGAGTAAGCCGTGTCAGTTTATTTATCCAATGGCGTTGTAGTAACGCTAAACAGCGTTGTACTATCAACCGTAACAACCAGCGCAACTATTAACCGTGTATTTGATGAACTCGAAGTAACTGCTATGGGCGATACAGCTCATAAGTTTGTTAAGGGTTTAGAAGCCAGCACAATCACTTTAGATTTTCTTAATGATGATGCTGCTAGTGGCGCAGCCTCAGTACGCGCAACACTACAAGCAGCATGGGGTACAACAGTACCGCTAACGCTAAAGCAGACAAGCGCAGCTACATCTGCTACAAATCCGCTATATAGCACTACGGTTTTGGTAAACAATACTACCGATATTAACGGTAATGTCGCTGACCTAAGTACCCAATCGATTACATTTACTTGTAATTCACCAATCGTAATTACCACTAGCTGATAAGAAAGAATAGGGGCTAAAAATGGCAAAGTTAAAAGTTACAAAGCTAGATGGAAATGTATCTGAGCATCAGATCACGCCATCCATAGAGTATGCGTTTGAATTGAATTATAAAAAAGGTTTTCATAAAGCCTTTAGAGATGATGAGATGCAGACCATGGTTTATTGGTTAGCGTGGGAGTGTTTAAGAGCTGCAGGCGAAACCGTGCCAATGTTCGGTGCAGAATTTTTAAAGACACTAAAAAAGGTAGAAGTTTTAGACGATGACCCGGAAGCGTAGGGCGTGACTCGTTTACTTACTTGATCGCACGGATCAGTTTGGAAACGGGTATCGCGCCCAACGATTTACTAGCACTAGATAGCAGGATGTTTAAAGCTTTGCTGCAGGCGATGAAAGATCGAAATAAGGAGATGCGAGATGCTCAAGGTGGAAATAAGCGGAAACGCTGATCTAATTAAAGCCCTTCGCGCTTTTTCTCCAGACTTAGAAAAACAGTTACGAAAAGATTTAAAAAATGCTTTAACCCCTGTAGTAAAAAAGGCTCGTGGATTTGTGCCAAGCCAATCCCCTATGAGTGGTTGGGAAGCTCGATCATTTTCTGAAGGGCGTTTTCCTATTTTTAATTACAATACAATAGTTAGAAATATTGTTTTGGAAAATAAAGTAAGTAAACGAGATCGCAACGGTTTTAGCTCGTTGGCTAGAATTATAAATAAATCGCCTGCAGGCGCAATATATGAAACTGCAAGACGACCACAGACATGGGTAGGGCCGAAGGCATCGGGTCTATCTAAAGGCGTTAGCCGATCAGTAAATCCAAATGCAGGCCAACAGTTCATAGACAATTTAGGAATAGTTACAAAAAGCCAAAAAGGCCAAGGCAGATTCATATATCGCGCGTGGGCGCAAAATCAAGGTGTAGCAATAGGCGCAGCTAACACGGCTATTGATAAGACAATAAAACAATTTTACGCGCGTAATGGTGTACAAACATTTAGTAGGGCTGCCTAATGGCATATCCAGATATTAAGATAAGCTCTAGCCTAGATGCTAAAGGTTTTAAACAGGCTGAAACCGCTGCAAAAAAACTTACAAAAACCGTTAAACAATTAGCTAGTGGTTTAGGTGTAGCCCTTGGTACAGCTGCAGTAGTAAGTTTTGGTAAAGCCGCAGTTAAGGCATTTGCCGAGGATGAAGCGGCAGCGATTCGTTTAGCGCGGGCAGTAGATAATCTTGGTATTGGTTTTGCTAATCCTGCTATTGCTAAATACATTTCAGACCTTGAAAAATCTGCCTCTATAGCCGATGACGTTTTGAGGCCAGCATTTCAGGCACTATTGACCACCACAGGTTCATTAACTCAGTCACAAAAATTACTCAATGATGCCATCACAATTAGCCGGGCATCGGGTATTGATCTAGCCACCGTATCGCAGGATTTGGCTAACGGGTATGTAGGCATTACTAAAGGCTTAAAAAAATATAATACAGGGCTTACTACAGCTGAGTTAAGCTCTAAATCATTTGCTGAAGTATTAGGCGTAATCCTTACTCGATCTGCCGGGGCAGCCGATGACTATCTACAAACCACGCAATACCGTATGGATACTTTATCCATCGCTACAGGCAACGCATCCGAAATCATCGGCGGCGGCTTAGTAAATGCATTTGCTCGAATTGGCGGCGGTACTGAAGCTAGTGATGCGGCTGAGGCTATTGAGGATATTGCAGAGGCTATTGCTTTTACTACTGAAACAATCGGCTCTTTATTAGGCGTAATTCCTAACTTAATTAGCGTACTTAAAAATCTACCTAAGAATATATTAGGCGGCGTTGCTGGACTATCTCCAAACCTACGGCCAATAATTCCTGTGCCTAAGCCACCGGCTAAACCTACACCTACACCTACAGAATTAAGTTTATTAAAACAGCAAGAATTGCTGGCTAAGTTAGAAGCCGATGCGCTAAAGCGACAAAAAGAACTTTTAGCATTACAGAAAAAACAAAGTGATGCAGCCAAGAAAGCGGCAGCAGAAAAAGCAAGACTAGATAAAGCTGCTGCAATTTTTGATTTACAAAAGATTCAGATAGCCGCTGCGCTAAAGGGCAAAATAACCGATGAGGAACGAACTCGTTTATTACTTATGCAGGCTATTGAGGATAAAAATTTAGATAAAGCCGAAACGTTACAAAAGAAACTAGAGGATATACAGGCCAAAAATGCCAAAATTGCTGCCGATCTTTTAGCAATCGGTCAAACTAAAGACCCGTTTTCTACATGGGCTGGCAGTCTATCTTTAGCGATAATAGAGCTTGGTAAGTTAGGAAAAGGCATAGCCGATGTTCCGGGCTTAGTTCCCGGTGTAAATTACAATCCTAGCCAAAATGCAGACCGTAACTACGATTTGAAAGTAGCAGCAGTAACGGCTGCCATTAATGCAGCTAAAGAGGAACAAATTGCCGTAGAGGAAATAATTGCAGATACGAGTGACATTTTTGCAGAGGATGACACTATTTCGGATATTTTGGCTAAGGTAGAAAATATTGCTGCCGAGGCCGCTGCCGCTGCCGATGCTGCTGCTACATCGGTTACGCAGTCGCAAACTACAGTAGATGCTTTAGCAGCTGCGGTATTAAACGTAACGCCTGCCCAATCGGCTACAGGATCATCCTCGATGTTTAACCCTTATGGCCCTTCAATGGGTGGCCCAGGATTCGGCATCCAAGCCCCGTCTATTAATATAGTAATCGAAGGCAACGTATTAGATGGTGATGACTTTACTAACAAAGTAAACGATGCATTACTAAATGCCAATAGGCAAGGTTTGCCACGCACAGCTGCTGGATTCTTAGTGGATGCCGGATAATGACAGTTCCAGTTATCAACGCAATTATTAACTTCTCTACTGGCCCTAGTTTCGCCCAAGCTTTTATGCGCTAGGCAGAACGGCAAAACCCACCTTGCCCGTATGCGTATTTTGGCTGGCATGTTTTTATTCAATGAAAAGAAAATCCTAATTATGTCATCTAATCGAGGCATGGCACTTAGCACTTTTAGAGAAGTGGCCTATGCCATTGAAGGATGCCCGGAACTTAAAGCCCAGGTAAAGGCGATCCGTTACGCCAATGGAACTGAGTCGATCGAGTTGCTAAATGGTGCGCGGCTAGATGTTGTAGCTGCTACCCGTGACGGATCGCGTGGCCGTACAGCTGATCTGCTTTTCATAGATGAAGTACGCGAGATAACCGAGGAAGGCTACGCAGCTGCGCTACCGACTACACGCGCACGGGCTAATGCTCAAACTCTAATGTGCAGCAATAGCGGCGATGCCTTTAGTACGGTACTTAATTCGCTGCGTGAACGCGCCCTATCTAACCCATCTAAGACGTTTGGCTTTTACGAGTACAGCGCGCCGCAATTTGCCAAAATAACCGACCGCCAAGGCTGGATAGCCGCCAATCCTGCGTTAGGCCATACGATTACTATGGAGTCGATCGAGGAAGCCCTTAACACCCAATCGGTAGAGCAGTTTAGAACTGAAACCCTTTGCCAATGGATCGATAGCCTGCAATCGCCTTGGCCTTATGGATCGATCGAGGCAACCAGCGATAACAGCCTTAAAATGTCCCCGGGGCCACTTACAGTATTCGCCTTTGACGTATCCCCTAGCCGTAGAGATGCAAGCCTTGTTATGGGGCAGCTGCTACCCGATGGCCGCGTAGGGGTGGCTGTATTAGAAACTTATAACAATCAGGTAGCCGTAGATGAGCTGAAAATTGCGGCCAGCATTAAAGGCTGGTGCGATCTCTACTATCCGCGCACGGTTTGCTTTGATAAATACACTACGGCATCTATAGCCAAGCGATTAGAACTATCAGGCGTTGCAGTTCGCGATGTATCGGGTGCAGAGTTCTATACGGCTTGTAGCGATCTACACGATGCCCTAAGTAATGGCCGCCTAGCCCATAGTGGCCAAGAATTGCTAGTGCAGCATATGAATAATGCAGCTGCCAAAATTAACGATAGTGCATGGCGTATTGTGCGCCGTAAGTCTGCTGGCCCAGTAGATATTGCTATCGGCTTAGCCATGGTTATCCATGTACTAGCTCAGCCCGTACAGGAAGCCAAGATATACGCCTAGCGACACGCCGCGCACAATCGGTAATATGCTTGACAATTTGAGAAAATCCCACCTATGGGATTACTGGAAACTTTAGGCTTTAAGGGTAAGGCAGAAGTAACTGCCCAGTATGCGCCTGCCATTATGGACAGTACCTACGGCGCAGGCATGTACAGCTATAACAGCGGCCTATCAAATTACGGTTATGGCGTTGCGATCGATCGCAGCCTAGCTTTACAAGTGCCTAGCGTTAGCCGTTGCCGCAATCTAATTGCAGGCGTTATATCAAGTATTGAACTAGGCCTATATAAAAAATCTACAGGCAAGAAATTAGAATCCCCGGTATGGCTAGAACAACCAGATATACGCCAACCGCTTAGCGTTACTTTGGCTTACACAGTAGATGCTTTGCTATTTTACGGCGTTGGTTATTGGCGCGTTACATCGTTATATGCAGACGATGGCCGCCCATCTGGTTTTGAATTTATCCCAAATACTCGCGTTACCGTAACTACAAATAAGTACGGCGATGAAGTCGAATATTATTCGGTAAATGGTGAACGCGTACCTATGGGTGGTATTGGTTCGCTAGTTACATTTCAATCATTACTGCCTGGTGTATTGCAAACTGGTGGCCGCACAATACAAGCTGCGCTAGATATTCAAAAGGCTGCAGCAGTCGCAGCTGCTACACCTATGGCGACTACGATCCTTAAAAATACCGGGGCTGATCTACCAGAGGCGCAGGTACAAGGCTTACTAGCTGCATGGAAATCTGCTAGACAAAATCGCAGTACCGCATATTTAACTAGCACTTTAGAGGCGCAAAATTTAGGCTTTAGCCCTAAAGATATGACCTATAACGAAAGTAGCCAATACCTTGCTACTGAAATAGCGCGTTTAATGAACGTGCCAGCGTATTACATAAGTGCAGATATGAATAACAGCATGACATATCAAAATATTTTAGATGGCCGTAAAGAATTCGTGGCTTACTCATTACAGCCATTTATTAGCGCGATCGAAAATCGTTTAAGCATGGATGACATAACCGCGCATGGTAATCGTGTGCGCTTTGCTGTAGATGAAACTTTCCTACGCGCAGATACTATGGCGCGTTTAGATGCAATAGAAAAAATGTTAAGTCTAGGTTTGATCGATGTCGAGCAAGCACAACAGATGGAACAATTAACGCCTAATGGATCAGGAGATACTGCAAATGTTGCACTTAACGTTTAATAACGCGATCGAAGCGGCCGATGGAGATCGCCGCATGATCTCAGGCAAAATTGCGCCATACAATGAAGTCGGTTATACGTCTGCTGGCCCGGTTGTATTTGAAAAAGGATCTATCGCAATTCCAGATGCAACAAAAATTAAATTGCTAATGCAGCATGACAGCACTAAGCCAGTAGGCCGTGCTACAAGCTTTAGCGATAACACCGATGGCGTTTATGCATCTTTTAAGATTTCAAGTAGCAGCCGGGGACAGGATGCACTTGTACTAGCTCAGGAAAACCTTGTATCTGGTTTATCCGTTGGTGTGGATGTATCCGCATCAAAGCAGATGAAAGGCTACCTGTTAGTTACCGCTGCAGTCCTGAAAGAAGTAAGCCTTGTAGAGTCGGCTGCTTTTGATTCAGCGGCCGTAACTGATATTGCAGCGGCTAAAGCTGAACTAGAAGCAGCGATGAGTAACAGCACGAAAACCACAACGATTAATACGACAATCGTAGAGATCGAAACCGAAACCGAAACCGAAAGCGAGGCAGCTGTGACTACAGCCCCTATTGATACACCGGATGTACCGGCAGAAAAACCAGTCGAGGCTGCACCAGTTCAAGCAGCTCGCCAAATTATTCGCCCATCCGTATTAGACAGCCAAACAGTACGCACACCAATTACATCGATGGCCAAGTACACAGAGCATAAGATCAAGGCTGCACTAGGCAACCAAGAATCAATGCTTTACGTTACAGCTGCAGATGATTCTTTTAGCACTAACCCAGCATTTAATCCAACACAGTACCTATCAGAGTTTCCAACAAATACACGTTTTGGAACACCTGCAATCGATGCATGTTCACGCGGCGTATTACCAGCAAGCGGCATGACAATTAACGTGCCATCACTTGTTACATCAGCAGGCGGCGGTACAGGCGTAGCACCTGTTGTAACAGTCGAGGCTGAGGCAGGCGCAGTACAAAATACAGGTATGGAAACTGCTTACCTATCAGGAACTGTAAATAAGTATTCAGGTATGAACACGATTTCAATCGAGCTCTTGGAAAGATCGGATCCGAATTTTTATTCCGAGCTTACACAGCAACTTCAAAATGCATATTTGAAAACACTTGATACAACAGTATTAGCTGCACTTGTTACAGCAGGTACTGTTGCAACTACTGCACAAGCTGCTACATCTGCAGGCATCATTGGTTACGCATCAGAATCTGCTCGCCTTGTATATGAGGCAACTGGTTACTACGCACAGAACTACGTTGCTAATGGATCCCAATGGCAATTATTAATGGGCGCATCGGATACCACCGGGCGACCAATTTACTCAGCATCTCAGCCAATGAACGCAGGCGGCTTAACTCAACCTGGTTCAATCCGCGGTAACGTGCTTGGCCTAGATCTATATGTCGATAAGAACTTTGCAGCAACCACAACAGTAGATGACTCAGCGATTATCCTTGCACCAGAGGCATTTACTGTTTACCAATCACCACAGGCATATATGTCTGTAAATGTTGTAAGCAACCTACAGGTACAGGTAGCGATCTATGGCTACATGGCAACAATCGCCAAGATGCCTAAGGGAATTATCCGTTACAACTTCACCTAAGAAATAACCCTAATAGTCGGTGGGCGATTAGCCCTTTCGCCCACCGACCCCTACTAAGTAAGGAGTATCCGATGCCAGCTAGTTACGTTACCGTAGCCGAGCTACGTGCCAATTTAGGTATCGGTTCTCTTTACTCAGATAGTACGGTCGAGGAGTGTTGCCAAGCTGCACAGGATCAAATTAACAGTTTCCTTTGGTTTGATTCTGCGCCAGTCGTGGGGACTGCATTGGTAAGCAACGTTGCCACCGTAATGTTGGCCAACCCCGGTTTATTTACCGTTGGAGAATCGGTGACTATTGCCGGGGCTGGCTCGACATTTAACGGCACTTACACAATTACTGCCACGCTACCATTTAGCACAGGCACTACAAATTTATTGCCAGCATTTAATATGCAACTAAATTATTACCAGCAACCACAGGGTTATAGTTTTATTCAGTTTGCTAAGACTGCAGCTGATCAAAACTTTAGGCGCGTAGTGCCATCAGGCACAGCTACAGGCGAGGATACAAAGACAGCCACCTACGTCAATACAGCAAGCGTTCGCCAAAGTGCGATGATCTTGGCGGTAGATATATGGCAAGCGCGCCAGGTATCCCAGACAGGCGGCGTAGGACTCGATGGCTTTAGCCCTAGCCCTTACCGCATGGGCAACAGCATGATAGGCAAAATAAGAGGCTTACTAGCCCCGTACATCTCACCGAATAGCATGGTGGGATAAATGCCTACGGCGGCTATTACAACCCTGCGTAGCACCATCGCAACGGCTTTAACCAATAATGGAGTCTGGTCGGTATTTGCATACCCACCTGCAACCATCTTGGCTAACAGCTGCGTGGTAATTCCAGCCGATCCATATCTCACACCCAGCAATAACAGCCAGATAACCGTTTCACCATTAGCATCCTTCACAATTCTGCTGACGTGTCCCATGTTCGACAACCAGGGCAATTTGCAAGGCATTGAGGAATTTATTGTTGCGGCTTATACAAAACTTGCTGCATCTAATCTTGTATTTAATATAACTAGCGTTAGCGCGCCAGGTACATTAGATGCTGACTCAGGGACGTTATTAACGGCCCAATTCAATATATCCATACTAACGAGCTGGAGTTAAACCATGAGTAACGAATCCGATCTAGCTTGGCTTATTAAAATTGGCCAAGTGAAAGAAAACGCAGCACCATCTAAAGCCACTACAAAAACAGACGAGGAATAAACAAAATGGCAATTTATTTAAATAATAAGGTTGGCGTAAAACTTGCCACAGCGGCCGCGCCAACAGTACCAAGCATTGACATCTCTAGCCTGGTATCGGCAGTAACTCTAACTCAGACATTTGACGAGCTCGAGGTCACCAGCATGGGTGATCTTTCCCATCGTTATGTTGCTGGTTTGCAAGCCGCAACTCTTTCATTGGACTTTTTCAATGACTGGGATGCATCACAAGTTATGCAGACATTAAACGCTGCAGCTGGTCAAACTCTTGCTGTTTCAATGATTACTGTAAAAGGTACTGTTGTATCAGCTGCTAACCCTTCATATCAATTTAGCATTTTAGTAAATAACCTAACACCTGTTGGTAACGGCGGCGTGGGCGATGAAGCGGCATCTAGCCTTTCATTTACCGTAAATTCCGTTGTAACCGTATCGCCAACAGTCGCGTTCTAACCTAACTACGAAAGGGCAAACAAATGGCAAAACTCAAAATAACAAGGGCAACAGGCGAGGTAAGTGAGCACCAGATCACGCCTGGTATTGAATATGCCTTTGAATTGTATAAAGGCAAAGGATTTCACAAGGCCTTTGCAGAGGATTCCAAACAATCCGACGTGTTCTGGTTGGCTTGGGAGTGTCTAAAGCGAGCAGCTGTAACAGTCCCATTATTCGGCGCGGAGTTCGTAGAGATGCTTGCCAAGGTCGAAGTATTAGACGATGACCCGGAAGCATAGGGCGTGACTCGTTTACTTACCTGGTCGCAAGGATCAGTTTGGAAACGGGTATCGCGCCCAATGATTTATTAGCACTAGATAGCAGGATGTTTAAGGCTTTAATACAAGCGATGAAAGATCGAAATAAGGAGATCAGAAATGCCAGTAACAGTAAAAGGCGGCATTGAACTCCGTAAAGCCTTAAAGAAATTTACACCTGATTTAGCTAAAGAAACACAAAAAGAAATGGCTGGATTACTAAAACCAATTACAGCTAAAGCGCGTGGCTTTATCCCATCTAGCGCACCGCTATCTGGGTGGGGTAAAGCTCCCGTTAATGCTAGATGGTATTGGGATGGCCGAGCTGCTAAAAAAGGCGTGAGCTACAGAACAACGCCTAGCAAGCCTAATCGATCGGGTTTTGTATCTTTAGCCCGTATTCAAAACGCATCTAGGTCTGGCGCAATATATGAAACTGCAGGGCGAAAAAATCCCGGCGGAAACTTTAGTCCACGTTTACCAGGCAATTTAGTCGGCAAAGGCAAGATGGTTGGCCGCGCAATCTTTCGCGCATGGTCTGAGGATAATGGCAAAACTAACGCAGCTGTTATTAAGGCCGTTGAATCATCTCGAGATAAGTTCAATTTGGCAGTAGGCAATAACTAATGGCCATTGATCCATCAATTAGAGTTGATTTAGCTGTTGAATATAAAGGCAAAAAAGCGTTTGATCAAGCAGATAAAGCCACACAAAAATTAACTAATAATGTTAAAAAACTAGCTGGTGCTTTTGGCTTGGCTTTCAGCACTAGAGCAATAGTCAATTTTTCTAAGCAAGCTGTAAAAGCTTTTGCTGAGGATGATGCAGCTATAACCGCATTACGCCAAAATCTTAAAAATTTAGGTTTGGCTTATCAATCGCAAAACGCTGAAAATTTTATTGCAACACTTGAAGCGCAAACAAATATCTTAGATGATGAACTAAGACCAGCCTATGCGAAGTTATCAAAAGTAACTTTATCCACCACTAAGACACAGGAATTAATGGCTTTAGCCGTTGATGTAGCCAGAGCTAATGGCTTGGAGTTTTCAGCGGTAATCAACACTTTATCCCGTGCTTACGTTGGAAACTACAAAGGCTTAAAGCAATTAAATACAGGCTTAACGGATGCCCAACTAGCTACTAAAGATTTTGCTGAGATTCAAGCAATTCTTATCAAACAAAGCAAAGGTGCAAACAAAGCCTACATTGATACATTTGCTGGATCTATAGATAAATTGGCTGTTGCATCCGCTAATGCTAAAGAGGTTTTAGGCGAAGGGTTAGTAGATCTTTTTGCAGACATGGCTGGCAACGGTGATATAGATCGAGCCACAGCAAACGTAAATAAGTTTGCTACAGCAGTCAGCGATTTACTAAAAGATGTAAGCGAATACAATTTATTAGACTTTGTAAGCGCGTTTGTAACTGGCAATATTACAGAAGGCACAGCCTCTAAATTAGTTAAACGGCCATCTGCTCGTAGATTTTATACAGGTGGCTCAGGCGTAAGTAGTGATCTACTTGCTGCAAGAGCCGCCGCTAAAGCCGAAGCCGCTAGAATTGCAGCAGAAAAAGCGGCAGCCGCTGCAAAGATTAAGGCAGATAAACTAGCAGCTGCTAATAAAGCAAAACTTGATAAAGCTGCTGCCGTATTTGAAATACAAAAAATCCAAATAGCGGCTGCATTAAAGGGCAAAATAACCGATGAGGAACGTACTCGTTTATTACTCTTGCAGGCTATTCAGGAAGGCAACGCAGATAAAGCCGAAGCTTTACAAAAGAAACTAGAGGATATACAGGCCAAAAATGCCAAAATCGCTGCCGATTTATTAGCCATTGGTCAAACTAAAGACCCGTTTGCAACATGGGCTGGCAGTTTAGCTTTAGCATTGGTAGAGCTTGGTAAGTTAGGCAAAGGCATAGCCGATGTTCCGGGCTTAGTTCCTGGTGTTAATTACAATCCTAGCCAAAATGCAGACCGTAACTACGATATGAAGGTAGCAGCAGTAACGGCTGCAATTGATGCAGCCAAAGAGCAGCAAACAGTTGTTGAAAAAATAATTGCAGATACCAGTAACATCTTTGCAGATGATGACACTATATCGGACATTTTAACCAAGGTAGAAAATGCCGCAGCTGATGCCGCTGCCGCTGCTGAAGCTGCCGCCACATCGGTCACGCAATCGCAAATTACGGTAGATGCCCTGGCTGCAGCTGCAATCAACGTAACGCCTGGGCAGTCTGCTACAGGGTCATCGTCAATGTTTAACCCGTATGGCCCTTCAGTCGGTGGCCCTGGTTACGGTATGCAAACCCCATCCATAACTATCAATATCGAAGGCAACGTATTAGATGGTGATGACTTTACCGAGAAGGTAAACGATGCATTACTAAATGCTAATAGGCAAGGTTTGCCGCGTACTGCCGCTGGATTCTTAGTGGATGCCGGATAATGACAATCCCAGTTATCAACGCGGTCATTAACTTTTCTACTGGCCCTAGTTTCGCCCAAGCATTTATTCTTGGCGAAGGCATCCTAGGTACTAATATCCTTGCCGATTCAGCTGCGGTTATCGTAGATGTAAGTAACGTAGTAGATAGCATAAGCATTAAGCGCGGCCGCAATCCGCAGGCCGATGAATTTCAGACAGGTACGCTAACCCTGCGTATCGTGGATCAAAACGGCGATTTTAATCCGCAAAACCCTAGCAGCCCATATTTTGGCTTACTTGATCCAATGCGTAAGGTGTCTATATCGGCTACCTATAGCGGTGTCACGTATGCCATGTTTTCGGGATTTATTACCAGCTATACGACCAGTACGCCTAAAAATGCTACCGATGTAGTTTATACAGTCATCCAGGCCGTAGATGCTTTAAGACTGGCTCAAAATGCCCAGATCAGTACCGTTACAGGTGCAACCGCTGGCGATCTAAGTGGTACACGCATTAATGAAATACTTGATGAAATTGACTGGCCAGCATCTATGCGCGATGTAGATGCAGGTTTAACTACTATGCAGGCAGACCCCGGCACAGCTCGTACATCTTTAGCCGCATTACAAACCGTTACAAATAGTGAGTACGGCGCGTTTTACGTTGATGCATCTGGATCTTTCGTATTTCAGGATCGTAACGTTACTACGGCCAGCATCGCAGGTACGCCTACAGTTTTTAACGATAACGGCACAGATATTGGTTATTTTAACGCCGTATGGCGACTTGATGACACCCTTGTATTTAATCAGGCTAACGTGACCCGTACAGGTGGCACAGTCCAAAACGCTACTAACGCAGCTAGTGTAGAAAAGTATTTTGCTCATACTTACAATATCCAAAACTTGCTTATGCAGACCGATGCCGTAGCCCTGGATTATGCCCGTGCATACGTTGCAAGTCGTGCTGAAACCAGCGTTAGATGCGATGCGATCGAGCTAGACCTGTACACAGATAATTACAATAACGGCATAATTGCAGCCCTAGATTTAGATTTTTTTGATCCTGTAACTATCACGACAAACCAGCCTGGTAGTTCGACTCTGACAAAAACACTTCAAATTTTTGGCGTGGCACACAGCGTTACACCCAATAAATGGCGCACTACCTTTACTACACTTGAACCCGTGATAGACGGGTTTATATTGAACTCAACCCAATACGGCGTACTTGATACGTCTGTATTAAGTTACTAAGGAGAAAAGAAAATGGCTGCTGGACTTGGACTAAAAACGTTCGTTACCGGGGACGTGCTAACTGCCGCAGATACTAATGGGTATTTGATGCAAGGAGTATGGGTATTTGCTAGTGCAGCTGCTCGTGATGCCGCTGTAACAAGCCCACAAGAAGGCAATATGTGTTACTTAAAAGACACAGATGCCGTTCAATACTATTCAGGTTCAGCATGGACTGCCGTTGGTGGATCATCAGGATTTACGGGTGTTATGGCATTTCCTTCAGCAGCCTTGTCAATACCCAACAGCACAGAAACCGCAGTTGGATTGAATAGTGAAACTTATGACACTTCTACTTTTCACGATACTTCAACAAATAATAGCCGATTGACTGTTCCCGCTGGTAAAGCTGGTTATTACCGAATTTGGGGTAATTTGGCTTTTGTTACAAATGCAACTGGTTTGCGTAGTATTAGAATTAAAAAAAATACCAGTACAGATTTAGTTGATTGTCAAATAACTTCCAACTCAGGTTATGGAACAAGATTAAGTACCTCGACGACTGTCAGTCTTGCTGTTGCTGATTATGTTGAAATGTATGCGTGGCAAAACTCAGGTGGTGCGTTAAATGTTGATAATGGCGTGTCTAATACTCAATTTGGTTTTCAATATTTAGGAGCTTAATCATGATAAAAATTACAAAACCCGTAAACTTAAATGGTGGAGAATTGTTGCAAGAATTAGCCGCTGTTGGAATTGTGGTTAAAGATTTTCCTTTGTTAGATGGCAATAACGAATTATGGATTGACATAGATCAGAAAGATTTTACAAAAACAGAAGAAGTTTGTAAAAACCATAATGGAACACAATGAAGCCAAGATTATCTAAATGCGCAATCCAGTTAAGAGAACAGATTGACGACACCTTCGGAGATCGAGATCGAACTTCTGATGGTTGGATCGGCGATACTCGACACAGCGCGCGCCCTTCAGATCACAATCCTGATGCTAACGGCTGGGTTCGTGCCATCGATGTCGATCGAGATCTTTCAGGCAAGGCTAAACCAGACCTCATGCCAGATCTTGCGGATCAAATACGTATCTTTGCAAAGTCTGATAAGTCAAAGCGCATCAGCTACATCATCTTTGACGGCAAAATTGCCAGTTCAAAACTCGCTTGGAAGTGGCGCAAATACACAGGCATCAACAAACATAATCACCACTGCCATATCAGCTTTACGCAAGCGGCTGACCTTAATGGTGAGTTTCTTCAAATACCTATGATCGGGGGATCAGAATGAAAGATTTACAGAACGCAGCAGCATCATGGGGCAGAGCATTCTTAGTTGCAGTTATCTCAATGTATGCAGCTGGTGTCACAGAACCTAAGGCTTTAATTGCTGCTGGCATTGCATCGATCATTCCACCCGTATTGCGATACTTGGATCCTAAAGATGAACTTGGAAGAAAATGAGCCAAACGGATTTCTTTCAGCTCTATATTGCCACGCTTGTGACAATCGGTGGATTGGCTGGTTATGTGATCACACACTTGCTCAGCGAGATCAAGCGACTCAACACACGAGTCGATGAGATTTACAACATACTTTTAGAACGCTAAAATAAGTCATGGCCGCGCGCAAAGCAAAAGCAATAGAGGATCAGGGCTACACGCCCTTAGAAGCGTATTGCATTGGCTTGAATGAATACTATAAGGCTTTGCGCAAGGCTGGCTTTCCAGTCGATATCTGTCTGTCAATGATCATGGATCCATTCTCATATCCTGAGTGGATTCTGCCTAAACGCATCAACGATAACCCGAGCAATATGCCGGACTTTTATCCTGACGATGATGAGGATTAATGAAAAGAACCATCGTTGTACCAGACTTACAAGTCCCTTATCACGATGAAGTAGCAGTTAAGAATGTCGCCTCGTTTATTAAAGTATTTCGGCCAGATGCTGTCGTTACTCTCGGAGATGAAATCGATCTCCCACAAATCAGCCGATGGACAGAAAACAAGCCAGGATGGTACGAACAAACCCTAGCTAGTGATCGCGATATGACAGTCGATGTCTTATGGGAATTGACTCAGCATGCTAAAGAAGCCCACATGATCAGGTCTAACCACACTGATCGTCTTTACAATGTGATCATGAACAAGATCCCAGCATTTTTGTCACTGCCAGAGCTTCGCTTCGAAAAATTTATGAAGCTCGATGAACTTGGTATCTCTTATCATAAGAAGCCATTTGCTATTGCTAAAGGTTATGTTGCAGTGCATGGAGATGAACAGGCCATTAAACCTACGCCTGGTCTTACAGCCCTAGAAGCAGCCCGTAGGCATGGACTAAGCGTTATCTGTGGCCACACTCACCGCGCTGGTCAATCGGCCTTTACAGAGGCCTCAGGGGGCAAATTAGGGCGTATCCTGCGAGGCTTTGAGGGTGGACATCTAATGGACATTCGCAAGGCTCATTACACAAAAGGCACTATGAACTGGCAACAGGCATTCTTGATCCTAGAAGAAGATGCCAAGGGTGTCCAGGTGTCAATCATTCATATCGAGAAGGACGGAACCTTTGCAGTTAATGGTCGCAGGTATGGACGATCTCGATAATCCGCTCAAGCGAGACATTGACAACCACATGGACGATGCAGAATTGTTACCATTTCGTTATTAAAAGGTGCTTGCGGTAGTTCTTTTGCGTTCAGCTCATCAGCTAATAAGTTCATAGCTGAACTCAAAGTTGGTGCGATCTCGGATTGTACGAATTCTTGAA